GAACAGATACCCATTCTCGTCGGCCTTGTTCGGGACAACTGTAAAATGCACTATTTGTTCTTTCCCGTTACGGTCCTTGTATGTCCGGCTTTTCAGATAGCCCTGGCAGTTGATCCGGGCAACCTTATTGCCTTCCTTGAGATGGCTGTTGAAGATCTTGGCAAGGCCATCATAGACCCTAATCCGATACCATGTGGGCTTACCGTCGCTATCATTGACCGCCACGCTCGTCTCGAAGGTGGCCGGCCAGACTTCGCCGTCCACTTCTCTCTCCGGAAAGAAGACGTTGTATTCTGGCCTGCCTGTGCATACCGCCTCGAAAGTCCTCCAGGTGTAAGAGTCGAACACCTGCTCCGTCATTGCCTGCTGGTTGATCTGTGTCGTCATGGCTGCTCCTCCTTGGGTTTTTGGTTAATGGTCCTTGTTCCTTGTGGTTAGAGGTTAAAAAGAGATTTTTTGATATAACCCGTAAAAAAAAGAAAAAAAGAGATTGGAAATAAAATGATGTAGCGAAAGTTTAGTGAATGTAGAAAGAAAAAGATTGACGGATGAGCATTTTGTTGAGCTGGTAGATCCTTCTTTCAGCCGCTTCGATCCTGAAATGCAGCATTTCAATATAGCTGAGAGTTTGATAATTGCAGTTTGGGCATTGAACAGTGTGGAACCAATCCTTGAACTCTTCGCCGCAGTTGGGGCACGTATAGAATTTGAACATAGCATATCGCTCCTTTCCTTTTTTGAGTTTGGTTAAAAGATTTTTGAACAAAACCCGTAAAAAAATGATGATGACGATATTTGATATATGGGTGACAATTTTTGTCACTTTGTTGAGTAAATCCTTGAGTGATGGAGGTTGAGCTATGTTGCAAGTTGCAACACCCGTTAACCCGGTTAAATGATCAGGTTGACAGGCTCGCCTCACCCTGATCTTACCACCAAGCCCGTTGAGCCACGCTCCATGATGGATGAGCTACCACCTGGGACAGTTGAGCATGGCTCAAACAGGGCTGAGCTACCACTTAGCTGGTTGAGCGGAGATCATCGAGGGGTGAGGCTGCTGCCTCAGGCGTTGAGGGATGCTGCCTCGGGCGTTGAGAGTTGCTGCCTTGGGCGTTGAGAGTTGCTGCCGCCTCAAGGATCCGCGGCTGCGCGTGGAGAGCGTAGCCCCGAGCGCGAGGCCCGGGGCGGCTTGAGTTTATGATCTTGGGCATTCAGCCGGCTCCTGATCTTCCAGGAGCTTGAGGTAAGCGATACACTCGAGCTTTTCGAGTTCATCGCTTAATGTCCTGATCTCAATGATTTTGATTTTCATAACATTCTCCTCTTTGATTTATGGTTTCGGGGCAGGCCTCGTGCTCGCTTGACTTATGGCTCCTTCAGGTCACGCCCCGGAGCCTGGTGTCACTCAGCCTCCAGCCTGCCCCGCCGCGCGGCTGTTATGCGCTTTGAGCCAGCTCATTGGCCTTGGCTTCAGCTTCGGCGCGAGCATTGCGCCACTTCTCAATAGCTTGCAGCTCTTCGAGTGACAAGCACCTGATCTTGCCGCTTTCGCAATGCCTGAGCAAGCCTATGATATATTGGTGATTCCAGATCACCAGGACGTTGCCCTTCCTCGTCGGAATGTGTTCGCTGCTCGTGCCGCGAGCAACGAAGAAGCCACCGTGGAAATCAGAGCCTTTTAGCGAATTGTTGTAGAACAATCCCGACACTTGCCTTGGAAGTGGCCCGCGGCCCCAGGTCGCGGGGTGAACTACGCGATTCATAACCGTCGCTTGCTGTGTCGCTGTCATAACGTGCCTCCTTGGTCTTTGGATTGTGTGCTGTGATTTTTTGAATAAAACCCGTAAAAAAAGCCCCGAGCGCAAGGCCCGGGGCTTGGTGGCTATTTACATTCCCAAGGTTGAAGAAACATGAGCTCAGCAAGCTCATTGAACCAAGGCATACCTACACGATTTTCTTTTAGTTTTGCTCGCAGCCTCTTTGAGAATTGCATATTTTCGCTCCTTGGTTTAATAGATTATAGCGTAGATGCATGTCCCGACAGTAAGTATAAAAGCCTCGGTCCAGAGTGTAAGCAGCACTGTTCGCATAGCCTCTCTCCTTTAGTCTGCAGTTCCTATCGTTACGGACAAGACAACAGCAATGATAATTACGATAATGTAGTCCATCCCATCCCCCTTGTGTGTGAATGTGAAAATGTTGCCCCACAAACCCGTAAAAAAAATAAATAAGAACAATGGGATATGCCCTGGGGTATGGGGTACCCCCCCTCCCCTGTCCCGAAGGATCATGGTGCATGGGATATGGTCATCTGGCTGCGCTCTTCGCTCAGCTCTGCGAAGCGATCAACAACGTCGTCCCGCGCTCACGTGCGTATGTATGTATCTCTCTCAGCTCACCCCCCAATAAGGGTCAAGGGACTCCTATATGGGTTAAAGGTATATAATAATCGCACACACAAACATGCCCTAAGCTCCGTCCGGATTGCTTTTTCTCCCGCCTGACATTGCTCCCCGACCCGACCCCCGGGATTCTATTTCCCGGAGTCCCTAACCCGCCCCCTCTTTCTTCGCGTGTGGCGTGGGTTCTATTCGCCGGAGTCCCTTTCTCCCCATCGCCTTGCTCATATAGTTGTTTTTTTTGACGGTTTTTGTCTGGGTTTGACAAATCTCGTTACGAGTTGTTAACATTATTGACACAAAAATAACCAAAGCGTAGGAAGCCGTTCGGGTTTGCTGAAAGCGCTGCCGCAGCGTTCTAATTGAAAAAGCTGAACCATGAGTCCAGCGCACTCCGAGAACGACAGAAACGACGCGAAGGTCAAGCACAAGATATGGCGCAAGGTGACAGCTCGTCTTTTGATGAATCCGTCCTGGGTAATATCTGGATGCCGCAGCCCGGGCCGCAAGCGCTCGCCGTGACCTGTCCGGGCGACCAGATATTCTTCGGCGGCGCGCGTGGAGGCGGAAAGACCGACTGCGCCATAGGCCGTCAGATCATGGGGGCCATGCGGCACGGTTATGGCTGGAACGGCCTGTTCGTGCGGAAGAATTACAAACACTTCCATGAGCTTCGTCGCCGGCTGGACGAGCTGAGAAACATGGGCCTGCCGGCCCGGCGCACGGGTGGCCCGAGCCAGACGAATTACCTCTACTTCGACAACGGCGCTCAGATCATGCTGACGGCGATGGAGACGCCGGAAAAGCTCGACTTCTTTCAAGGCTCTCAGTTTTGTGTAGGCCGTGGAACGCGAATTCTGATGGGGGATGGATCCCCTAAATGCATCGAGGATATAGAGGTAGACGACTACGTTCAGACCTTGGAGGGGCCAAGGAGGGTAAATCGTAAATTTGGCCCCAGGATTGACGAATGTGTGAAGGCGACGACAGCTTACGGATCACAGATCAATCCGACGTCGCATCCTATTTTGGGTCGTTCCATTGATAACTCTTCAGCTTTCTGTTGGCCGTCTTTCGCATCGCTTCAGGGAATCGATTCCAAAGATATTGGACGGAACATCCTAAGATTTTTAAGGCGTCCCTCCGCGAATGTGACTGTAAGACTTTCTCGACATATTCTGGATCAAGATCATAGTGATAGAACGGAGACTTCCAGGATATGTGATACTTGTCGAGAATCCGGTTTAGGGTCGAGAGGGAATGCGGAAAGTCTTTTAGGAAGTCTTTCTTCGATAGGCTCTTGTCATTCGCAGCATGATAGACCTGAGAGATCACTTCCGGATCGTTCAGCGGTTTGTTCTTGTGCCACTGCTTGCCGTGATGGCGCATATGATCTGAGCGAAGAGCAATATCCAGGTTGCTCAGGTCATTATCGTCCTTCTGATGATTACAGTGATGCACTATTTCATCTGGCTCAAGCTCTCGGCCCAAATACTCTTCAACGACTAACCGGTGTTGATATTGGAAACACACTCCAAGATATTCAGCGCAAGGATGCTCGGGACAATATTCAAGTACATAACCATGTCCGGTCTTCATGGTACCTGCATCCTTACGACGGCACTGTTCGATCGGCAGTGAGTGAAAATTTTTACGGGGCATGTTCGCTTTCTCCTTATGGTTTAGAGGAAGTATATGATATAACAGTAGATGAAGTCAACCATTACATCTCCTACGATACGGGCCTAGTCAACTGCAATACTGAAATATCAGTGGAAGAGGCGCCGACCTTCCCTTTCATCGATCAGCTCATTGATCAGCTCAATGGCTGTCTCCGCTCACCGCATGGTATCAAGTGCACAATGTTTTTGACCGGGAACCCGGGCGGTCCCGGCCACAACTACATCAAGTCCAAGTTCATCTCTCCCGCCCCGGAGGGCGGTGTTCCGATCAAAGAGCATGAGGGCGCCGACACCAAGATTTTCATTCCCAGCAACGTCGAGGACAACCGGATCCTCGTGGAGAATGACCCGGCCTACAAGCAAAAGCTGGAGTCGATCGAAGACCCGGAGCTGCGCCGGGCGTGGCTGCAGGGCGATTGGGACGTCATCCTGGGCGGCTTCTTCGACGACATCTGGAATCAGCAGAAGAGCCGCATCGTCATTCCGTATTTTCGTCCTCCGAAGCATTGGGACCGGCTGATGGGCTTTGATTGGGGTTCTGCCCGGCCTTTTTCCGTCGGCTGGTATGCCATATCCGGAGGGGAGTATATCCCCGAGCTTGGACGGGCTCTGCCGCGTGGGGCGCTTGTTCGCTTCTTCGAGTGGTATGGCTGCGTGAAGGATAGGCCCAACACCGGAATCCGGATGGAGTCCCGGGACGTTGCCCGTCAGATCCTGGAGCTTGAGCAGCGCCACAACCTGATCGGGACGAACGCCGTGGACCGGATCGCCGACCCCGCGGTCTTCAAGCAGGAGGACGGGCCGAGCATCGGGGAGAAGATGGCGGAGCAGGGCGTTGTCTTTCGCCGCGGCGACAACAAGCGGATCCCCGGATGGGACGTCATGCGTGCCCTCATGCGCGGGGAGATGACGGACTGGGAGGTTATCCGGACTGACGACGGCGAGGACCAGATCATCAACGCCATTTACACGCCGATGCTCTATATCACGGAGAACTGCAAGGCGTGGATCCGGACGGTTCCTGTCCTGGAAAGGGACGAGAAGGAGCCGGAGGACATAGACACGACCAGCGAGGATCACATCGCCGACGAGACGCGATACGTCTGTGCCTCCCGCCCGGGACACGGCACATCCGCGCTGGACATTCCCGTCCCGAAAACGCCCATGGAGAGGGAGCATGAGGAGATCGCGGCTGTGGAATCGCAACAGGATGACATGGAGGCTCCGGTTGCCTTCTATGATTTGCCGGACGATCCAATGCGGGACGCAATTTCTGCTGACGACGAGGCGTGGGGAATATGAGCGGCGTTTACGAGCCGTCGAGGATAGGTTGCGTATCCTGGAAAGTGCGATATATGGTGACGGAAAGTAAAACGAAGTTCAAGGATTCTCCATGAAATTAACGACAGTCGCCCTTATCGTTCTTTTAAGTAACATAAACGCTTTGGTAGCTCTCATAGGCGTCGCTCTAGGCGGACTTCTCGTGTATCGAACAAAGCGCGAGCCGCACGAAGGGCTATTTATGAGCCCGGAAAAGCCGTCATCAGCGATAGCCAAGGGCGAGGACGAGAACGAGCCGGCATATAATCCTTTCATGCCTCAAGAGGAGGAGAGTGAGAGCGACGACGATCTTGCGCTGGGCGCTGACGTGATGAAAAGAAACAGTGAATTTCTTAATACGTACAACCAGCACCCTCAATTTGTCGGTGGTGAATCTTCGCAAGGAGAGAAGGGAGATAGCCAAGGAGAGAGGTGATGTTCTTTGCAGAACGCAACTTCGAGCAGCCGGCAGGAGTAGAGAAGGGAGGAAACGACGACAGTGACCACTACAGCAACATGGAGAAAGGCGCCAAGAGAACGGCCCAATTCATTAAGCAAAACAAAACGTTTTATTGTAGTAGTTGTCAAAAAGTAACCAGGCCCAAGGAGTGCGCCTTTAGATGCAAGGAGTGCAGAGAGAGCAGCTCTCAGTGCTCCGGCTGTTCAACTGGTCGCACAGCCTACGGCATCCTACTGACGGACAAGGAAAAAGAAAGCTCTAATTCTTCGTTCGTTCAGGACATCAAGAGGATTGCCCAAGAAGAGATCAACAAGGATAATAACGTGGAACAGCAAGAAACAAAGATCGCGGAAAGTAAGAGCCTGGATCTTGCCGCTTTCAGAGGCTTCAATCCGAGCAGCGCGAATCAGTGCTGGCGTCCAGCCATTCCTTGCGTCTCGCTCACTAAGAAGAATCTCTACATCAATACCGAAGCTGTTCGCAAATTCGGGCTACATGATTACAATTATATCACTCTCCTTTTCAACTGCGATAACAACACCATGCTTCTCGACTTCACCGAGGATCATCCCAGGTATATGCGGCTGACGCTCACCCATCGCAAGAGCGGAGACGCCAAGGTGTCATTCATTGGCTTCCGCAAGAACTTTGGCCTGGAGACGAGCGGCAAATTTCGATCCACCTTGCATTCCGAGGGCAGGATCATTGTCGATCTGAACGACAGGGTGGGGGCATAGGGGATGAGATATGGATTATATCCTTGCGCTGCCTGCGGCGGTCGCTATCACATGGTTCTGGCGGATAAGTATGATCCACACCGCCGCCCGGACGGGACATGGTTTCGGCTCCTGGATTTTTACCAAAGAAATGCCTGGTCCTCGTTCCCGACGAACGACGTGTCCGTCGCGGGAGCTGATCTTGTTTGCCCGGGGTGCGGGGCTCCTTACCAGGACGTGCACGAGCGGATCGTGTGGTATGACGACGAGGATCAGAAGTATGGTGTCGGCCCCAAGGCTTTTGAGCGGATGACGCGGCCCAAGGGGGCTGACTTCGATCCGGACTTCGACTTCTTCTCCGGCGAGATGGCCGGGGAAAAGCAGGAGCAGGAGCAGAAGAAAAAGAAGAAGCCTGGAAGGCCGAAGAAAAAGCGCGAGGCGCTCAAGCAGCTCGGACAGGAGCAAGCGGATGAGTGATAGCAAGAAGCTGAACGCATTGATCGTTGCGCTCATTCGGATTTTCGGCTTCGGTAAGGCCATGCTCGAGCGCGTGCGCGACGGGGAATACGACAAGATTCATAACTAGCTTTTTCACATCAGCGCCCGCCACCGGGGCGCTAATACCGGGGCTTCAATGTAGCCACCCACGAGCCGGCTGCTCCCACCCGGGGTGGAGAATAGGGCTGCACTTTTCAGCCCTAAGAGGGTGTAACCCCGGGAGTCGTTCTTCTGTTATCTCCTTTCCAGAAGAGCGGCACACTCACCTCCGCCCCCGGGTAGGCCGGGGGTGACAAGAACTTGCCGCTACGGTGGCATTATTTAGCGGGATTGGCGGAATGGTAGACGCTGCAGGCACGCCCTGTTGGAACTTCTTTCCGTGCAGGTTCAAGTCCTGCATCCCGCTTGCGGAGCCGGGGAGAAAAGCGGCCTCATCAGCCCGCCCGACCGTGCCGGGCCAAACGGCATCCTGGAGCCCGGGTGGTGTCCGGGAGCATCTCCAGGAGGGACGATCTTAGTATAGTCCCTTAAACCCAGCGCACGGCGGCTCCGAAAAATAAAAGCATAGCTTTAGGCACTCGCCTCCGGGCAGCGCCGTATATTTCACTAAGGCAACGCCGCAAGGCCTCGCCGGACACAATCCGACGAGGCCTTTTTTATGGCGCGAGAGAACACGGCGAGGATAAATCCAAAAGTCGTTCGCAAGCAAGACAAGTGGGATCTGACTAACCTGCCTCCCGAAGGCGACCAGGATGTGGGCGCCTATTTCTTCCAGCTTTATCAGGCCGCTTTGCAAGAACGACAGCGCCTCGGGCTCAAAGAGCGGTGGATGGACAACTACCGTCACTTCCGCCCGAACAATTCCGTCGCTCTTGATCTTCTCCCCGGCGTTCGCCGCGGCAAGAGCAAAAAGCTCTCCCTCTCCATCCTGACCGCCAACGTGCAGCGCACGGTCGCCAACATCACGGCTCGCAGCCCCCAGGCCACGGCCCATTCCGTGTCCGGCCTGTCTTCCAATTACGACGAGGCCCTGACGCAAAAGCTAAAAGTCTGGAATAACAGCGAGGATCAGCAGGAGTCTCTCTCCCGCAGCGTTACGCAGCAGGAAGTCTACGGCGTGACGATCGAGAAGATGGTCTTTCATCGAAGGAGCGGGACGCCCGACGCTGTGGTTATGGACCCGATGGCCTTTCTCCAGGCTCCCGGCCATTACAAGACGCCCAACGACGCGCCGTACGTGATCCATCAATACACGATGAACACCAAGGTCGCGGAGAAGAAGTACGGCGTGAAGGGCATCGTGGCGGAGGACGCCTACTCTGTGCTCGGGGAAGAGCGCGAGCGCGAGCGGATCATTCCCAGCGGCACGAACGAGCACTCCATCAATGCCTCCGGCAACTATCTTCCCACGCAGCACCCTGGTCCGGGCGGCAAGCCGTCCCTGCAGGACAACTGCCTGGTGATCGAGGTCTGGATCCGGGACTACTCCACGTTCACGGAAATCGAGTATGAGCCGGTCTTGGACCCGGAGACGGGCGAACAGCTCATTGATCCGAACACGGGCGAGCCCTTGGTCGAGGAAAATCGGATCGAGAAATATCGCTATCCGGGCAACGTCCGGGTGGTGACGCTAACTAATCAGGGACACGTCGTTCTTGCCGACACCATGAATCCTAACATCAATCCAGAGCTGCCTCAGCGCATCGTGGAGAGGACGTATCTCTACGACAAATTCCCCTTCTTCAAGGGCACGAGTTACGAGGATCCTCATTCTCCGTGGGGATTTTCCATGGCGGAGCTGGTCGGTGACATCAACCAGGCCATCGACGACCTGTGGAATACGATCACCAGCTATTTGCGAATGTCGATGCACCCGCCGCTCATTCTGCCCCGGGATACCGGGCTGAACGAGAGCCACATTCGCTACGTGCCTCGTCTCGTCCTGCAGCCGAACAGCTATCAGACCAGCCTGGGGATCAGGTGGCTGGAAATGCCCACGCCACCGAGCTGGCTGTTCCAGGCGCTCAACACGCTTCTCACCTTCTTCGACCGGATCAGTCAGATCGAGGACGCGCAGCGCGGGGAGCAGCCGGGCGGGGTTATCGCGGCCAGCGCGATCCAGCAGCTCCAAGAACGTGCCGCCGTGCTTGTCCGCTCCAAGATCCGGGCTGTGGACCATATCGTTCGCGAGCGTGGCCGGTGCTTCATCTCCTTTTTTCAGAATTTCGGAACGGAGATGGAGACGATCACGGTCAATGGGACAGAGCAGTCTATCCGAGGCATCGATCTGGCCGGGCTGGATTTTGAGTATGTCGTGGAATCGGGGTCCACTGTGGCCCGAACAGAGTCCCAGGAGCAGCAGCAGGCTGTGCAGCTCTATCAGCTTGGGGCCATTGACCGCCGCGCACTGCTCGAGACGCTCAATTTCCGCAACTGGAAGGAGGTCATCGAGCGCATGGGTGAGAACGAGCTGGACGGTGCGCTGAACATCCTGGTGCAGTCCGGGCTCCCGGAAGAGCAGGCCAAGCGCCTCAAGCAAGCTCTTCTGCGGGACCAGGGCGGACCTGGCAATGCGAGGCCGCAGCAAGGCGGCAGCATTCAGGGTCCGGGCGCACCGAGCAAGCCAGGCACGCCCAAGGCGGAGCAGGGCCAGAATACGGGAACGGGGCAGGCTACGTAGGAGGCATTATGCCTGAGCAATATGAAGCGATCAAAGAGCGCCTGATCGAGAAGGGTCTGTCCAAGAAAGAGGCCAAGAAGAAGGCGGCAAAGATCTACAACGCTAAGCGGGACAAGGGCGACAAGCCCGTCTCGCCAAGCTACCACAAGAAATGAGGACCGTTTATGCCACTCTATGAGTTTCAGTGTAGGCTGTGCGAGGAGATCACGGAACGATTCCGTCCGGTTCTTCGTGCCGGAGACAAGATGACGTCCTGCGACCACTGCGGAGGTGTGGCGGTCAAGATTGTTTCCACGCCGAATGTGCAGGACGACCACCCGAGATGGCTTGATGATAATGTTCGCGCACAAGTCCAGGATGATGATGAGCCGCCGATCGAATCACGCACTGATTTGAACAAGGCGGTAGAAGAAAAGGGGCTTGTCGAGAATCCAAAGGCATAGTCTATGTAAAGTGCATGTTGATTGACTGACATCACATGCATCGGAGATAATGAAACCAGAAAAGCGCACACAGGAGCACTTTATGGCATCCAAGGACGAGAAGGAAAAGGCAGTTCCCACTGGGTCCGAGCCAGTAGACAACTCAGGAACTTCCAAGAACAACGAGAACGATAGCGAACAGCAGACAAGCGACAATCAGTCGCAGTCTTCTACAGATCAGACACAGTCGTCTCAGGACAAAGGGTCCAAGCAGACCGAAGGTTCTGACCAAGCGGGTGCGTCTGATCAGCAGCAGCAGACGACCGGCCAAATGTCCACAGAGGAGCTTTTGCAGACATTGCAGAAGTCTCAGCAGGACATTGAGCAGGTCAACCAGAAGCTCGACAGCCTGCAGAAAACCTCCGAGGACGGTCAGGGCCAGCAGCCCGACCATGATTCTCAGCTTAATGAGCTGGACCGAATGCTCAAGGACGGTGAGATCAACCTGGACGAGTATCAGGTTCGCCAGCGTGGGATCATGGAGGAGAAGTCCAAGCAGCAGGCCAATGATGTTGTCGAGCAGCGGCTGGAGCAGCAGAAGCTGGAGCAGGCCACCGAGGAGTACATGAAGAGCAATCCGGACTTCGAGCAGTACTACAACTCCAAGGAAATGCAGCAGCTCTTGAAGTCCAGTCCGCTCATGGACGAGGTGGGCGCTTACGAGCGACTCAAGCGATCCGAGGCGGAAAGCAAGGTTTCCGAGCTCCAGCAGCAGATCGAGGCGCTCCAGAAGGAGAGGGATCAGGCCGTGAAAAACGGCGCCCAGGTCACGGACACCGTGGGCAAGGATTCCGGCGCGGCTCTCCAACACGGAGAGATCGAGAACAACAAGAACCTTGGGCCGCAACAGGGAATGATGGCTGCGTTGCAGCGAGCCCGACAGGCCCAATAGCCTTTAGGGGGTTATTTTTATGGCACTGACACTGACCGAACTGCAGGCGATGACGGATGATTACATCTATCAGCGCCAGCCTGTGGATGTATATTTCAAGTCCAATGCCCTGCTCTACAAGCTCCTGTCCCGGGGCAACACCTACGACGGGGGCCTGAAGATCCAGGCCAACTTGGAATACGGCAAGTCCAACACCAACACCTACGGGCCGAAGGACGAGCTGCCGGTCAATAAGACCGAGATCCTGACAGCCGCCTTCTTTGTCTACGCCGCGTATTTCGCGACGTTGACCATCGACATGGAGGACGAGCTGCAGAATATCGGCTCCGACCAGGCCCTGGTCAATCTGCTCCAGGCCAAGCTCAATAACGCCGAGAAGTCCATCCGGGACACCATGGGAGCGGAGATCTACAACAGCAAGTCCGCCTCCATCACCGCGGCCAAGAATGAGGGGATCAAGGATCCTCGCCCGTTCATCGGCCTGGGCGACCTGTTCAACACCGATCCCGCCACTCCCTACGGCGAGATCAAGGAGAACGACCTCTCCATGTGGAAGGCGAACGTTATCACTGCCTCCGAAACCATGAGCTTCGAGTTCATGCAAAGGCTGCGGCGCACCGCCTCCACGGACACCACCAAGGAAGGTAAGCCCGACCTGTACATGACCACGGAGACTCTGCAGGACGCCTACGAGCGAACCCTGCAGCCCCAGGTTCGCTACAGTAACCGGGACTTGCTAGATGCCGGGTTCGACAACGTAATGTTCAAGGGCGCCGCCGTCGTGGCGGACGACAACCAGAGCGCCGGCGTGATCGACGCCCTGAACACCAAGTACCTGGACATCAAGACCCACAAGAAGCGGAATTTCACTCCGCCCAAGTGGCAGAGCCCGATCCGTCAGCCGGATACGGCCACTGCGAACATCCGCTGGGCCGGCCAACTCCTGTGCACCAATCGGAAGGCCCACGCCCGGGCCAATGACGTCAGCGAGCCCAGCTAGCGGCTAACGGAATAAAGGCCGGGGCCTGAATGGTCCCGGCCTGTAAGGAGGGTCGATATGGATCTGACAAAGCTCGTCGCCATCGGCACGGTGAACCACGTCAATCTCTTTGAGGTGGATTCGCATGATGTGAGTGGCGGCGCCACCTGGGAAGTATCGAGCGCAAGGGCGGCGAGCAAGGTGCTCCGGCCAACGGGCCAGGATGCCAGCTACACCATCGTCATTCCCGATGATGGTTTGTTCTTCGTGGACACGACCGCCGGCTCCGATGCGTCCGGCAACGATGCAACGGTCAAGTGCGAAGGCGGCAGCGGCGTGACGGTGAATGACGGTCACGGCGCAGTGGTCGTCGCTGTTGGCGGCACGGCAACCAAGCTCGACGTGAGCGGATAACCATAAACGGGCGAAAAGCTCTACTGATAGGAGGCATGTATGTCCATGTCCAGCATTGAAACAGTTGCGATGGTCATCGACGGGACCACCAGCTCCACCAAGTATTACGCTGCCCCGCCCAGCGTGCCTTCGCGCCTGGTCGGAATGCGGGTATCCACCAACGCGAGCCAGAGCAGCTCTGCGCCGGTTAAGGCCGGCTTGGCAGGCAACACCAATCCGACCTTCAGCCTGGACCTGAACGGGAAGGACACCGGCCAGATGCACGTCGCTGACTACGACGGCAGCGCCTCCGACGCGGAGAAGATGCAGGAGTTCGACAACGCCAGCCCGGTCGAGCTGGACGTGAGCCTCGCTTCGACAGGCAAGGTCGTTGTCTATCTCGAGTTCGATCCCATGATGATCGGTCAGGGCCAGGATAGCCTCTACGCCTAATAGGTGACTCATGGATCTGGATACGCTCCTGAACCGCATCAAGAACAAGATTCAGGATCCGTCCTATGATCCGGACTCTGATCTTGTCCCGCTGATCAATCAGGGCCTGGGAGAGATCGCCACCATGATCGCTCTCCCGGCCCTGACCACTGTTGCGACGATCGAGTGCGGGACCGGGCCGAACGTCGATCTGCCCGAGGATTTTCACGCGAATGTGCATCACGCCTTCAACCAGACGAAGGACGGTCACGTTCAGATTATAAAGTCGCTTACCGACTTTATCGAGGAATTTCCCGGGCTGAACGGCGAGGGGTCGGTGAGATTCATCTGCGTTCATGGCGGCAAGCTCTATTTTCAGGACGCTCCGGGGAGCTCTTCCCCGGAGTCGGTCCTGATCACATACACGAGCAGGCCAAAGCTCTTTGATCGCGGCGAAGGCGTTACGAAGATCGACTACATCCCGCACGAGATGCAGGCGCCGCTCCTGGTCAATTACGCGGCCAGGGAAGTCTTCGATGAGGTCGAGGACGGCGTGGAAGGTGCAAAGATGAACTGGAACACGCACAACAAGCTATTCAATGAGGCCTTTGCCCGTCTGCACTCTTTTCTTGGAGTTCAACCGGGCACGCCGACGTTCGTGAAGCAGGCCGGCACGGGCCAGGGATATTTCCGGCGCAACGTGTCGGATATCGATGATGAATTGATCTAGCGGGGATTTATGGCTGATAGCGAGCAGCAGAGTGAGCAGCGACAGCTCGACGACCGCGTGCAGCGAGTCTTGAACGTCATCGCCCACCATATCGGCTCGTTCCATCTGGACAAGCGGACGGGCGAACTGACGTTCACCATCCTCTTTAATGAGGGCGAACTGCCGGAAAAAGGCTTTATTCAGAACGTCAACGAAAAGGTCTTGTAGATGGCCGAAGCGGTCACTGTCTTTGTCGGGGCCTTGGGCCTGACCACCAGGCGCGACCCTGCCCGTCTGCGAAACGACGACGGCCAGGCCGAGCTTCCGCAAGCAGTGAACGTGGATATCTCCGATACGGGGCGGGTAAGCCGTCGCCGGGGGTTCGTGAAGCGATCCAGCACCGGCGGTCACTCGCTTTCGCGAGAGTGCTATCCGGTCCTGCTCGTTTCCGGAGGTAAGCTCTGCCGGCTTGAGCCGGATTTTTCGGTCAAGGCTCTCGCCACCCTGCAGAAGCCGGAGCGCACCATGCGCTTCAAGCAGGTTCCAACGGGAGAGATTTACTTCGGCAACGAGATCGACCGCGGCGTTTACCTGCCGGAGACGGACACGGTCATGTCCTGGACCGCGGACCTGACGTCCCTGGACGGATCCCTGACAACGATCAATCAGCTCCGACAGCAGTATTTCGACGGGGCGATCGACTTTGCCGAGTATTCCGAAAAGGTCGAGGACGCGCTGCGGGAGGCTGAAGCTCATCACTACAGCCCCCTGCCCCCGCGCCATCTGGAGCTCTACCGGGGCAGGCTTTTTATCTCTTACGGCTCGTTTGTGCTCTATTCAGCT